CGCCCGCGGCGGCCTTCCGCGCGGCGGGGGTCATGCCGAGCTGCACGAGGACGGCGAGCAGCTTGGGTGCGAGCTCGGCGAGGGGGTCGCGCTGGCGGTCTTGCCAGTCGTCGGTGTCGTCGATGCGGGCGGCGAGGAGGAGTGCGAGGTCGGCGGCGGCTTGGTCGCGGGGGTCGAGCTGGCCGAGTTCGGCGAGGCCGGCGCGCACGGAGTCGACGAGCGCCATCGGTACCCCGTTCTCGTGTCGTTACACATGCTCGTATGCGCATGCTTGCATAGATCGTCTACGCTCCGCCTCGTGACGTGGTGGCGGACTCTGCTGAGCCTCGACACCGCGCCGTCCCCGGAGCAGCCGCTGGTGCAGGCGGAGCGGTGGATGCGGCCGGTCACCTTCACGCTGAACGTGCCGGCGGAGATGACGGAGTCCGGTCTCGCGTCGTCGTCGGCGAAGGTGTCTCGCGACCTGGCGCTGAGCGTCCCGGCGGTGAAGCGGGGCCGGGACCTGATCTGCGGCACGCTGGGCACGCTACGGCTCAAGCAGCACGACTCGACCCGCCGCGTCGTCTCAACGCAGCTGCTGGAGCAGCCCGAGCCGGACGTGGCCCGCTCGGTGACGATGACCCGCACCGTCGAGGACCTGTTGTTCGACGAGAAGTCGTGGTGGCGGATCACCGCGTTCGACGGCTCCGGCTACCCGGCGCAGGTCCGCAAGCTCGCCGTGGGCGATGTCAGCGTGCAGCCCGATGGGCGGGTGTTCGTGAAGGGCGTCCACGTCCCAGACAGCGAGCTGATCCGCATCGACTCCCCGAACCCGGGGCTGCTGACCGCGGGGGCGACGGCGATCCGCGCCGCGCACGCCCTGGCGCGGGCGTCGTCCCGGTACACGAACAACCCGCTGCCGCTGGGCTACTTCACGCCGTCCGGTGACGTCGACCCGGGGGACGACGGGGACATCGAGGAGATCCTCGACGACTTTGAGGACGCGATGGCGAGCCGCACCTGGGCCTATGTGGGCGCCGGGTTGGAGGCGAAGCCGCTGCAGTGGTCGCCGGAGCAGCTGCAGTTGTCCGGGCAGCGGGACTACGCGGTGCTGGAGATCGCCCGGGTGATGGGTGTCGACCCCGAGGAGCTCGGCGTGTCGACGACATCGCGGACGTACGCGAACGCGGAGCAGCGCCGGCTGGACCTGATCGACTTCACTCTCGCCGCCTATGTGGTGGCGATCGAGGACCGGCTGTCGATGCCGGACGTGACCCCGCCCGGCTACTACGTGCGCGCCGAGTACGGCGGGTTCCTGCGGTCGGACACGCAGTCGCGGATGCAGACCTACCAGGTGGGCCGCCAGGTGGGTGTGTACGACGACGAGCGGATCGCCGAGCTCGAGGACATCCCGACGGCGCGGGTGCGCGCCGCGGCCGCCGCGGCGAAGCCGGCACCCCAGCAGTCCGCGCAGGTGGCCCCCAGTCAGCCGCAGGAGGCCACTCGATGACCGATCAGGCGCCGATCCAGGTCGGGTTCGTCGTCGACGAGTCCGCCGCGGCGTTCGCGGCGGACGCGGAGCGCCGTGTGGTGTCCGGGATGGTCATCCCGTGGAACGCCGTGGCGTACAGCGGCGGCGCGTACTGGATGTTCAAGCCGGGCTCGCTGCACTGGGCGAGCGAGTCGCGGGTGAAGCTCGACCGCGACCACGTCGCCGGTAGCGAGTTCGGGCGCGCCACCCGCCTCGCGAGCAACGAGCAGGGCCTGCACGGCACGTTCAAGGTCGCCCGGACCGCTGTCGGGGACATGGCGCTGGCCCTCGCGGGTGACGGCGTCTACGACGGCCTGTCGGCGACGGTGACGTTCGAGGCGGAGGCCGACGGCTGGACCGCCCACCCGGACGACGACCGGATCCGGCTCGTGCACTCCGCGACCTTGCGGAAGGTCGCCTTGACGGCGATGCCCGCGTACGACGACGCCCGCGTCGCGGCCGTCGCTGCCAGATGGAATGGAGACACCCTGATGACCGCTCCGGCCGCCCCGGCGACCGTCCCCCAGTCGCCCGCGGGCGGGCTTGCCCTCGCCGCGCCGCTGCCCGACACCACCCCGCCCGCTCCGGCTCCGGCTCCCGCTCCCCAGCAGCCGGCGCCGGACTTCGCGGCGTTCGCGCAGGGTCTGGCGCCGGTGCTCGCGGAGAGCACCCGCGCCGCCGTGGAGGCCGCGTTCGCGGCGCTCCCGCAGCCGCAGGTGCAGCGGCAGGTGATCCCCGCCGGCCAGGCCGCCGTGGTGACCCGCGAGCAGCCGGTCTACCTGATGAACGGCCACGGCCCGAGCCTGGTCCGCGACTCGTGGAAGGCGCGCACCGAGCACGACCACGAGGCCGGGCAGCGGCTGCGGAAGTTCGCGGACCAGACCCGCGACCAGGCGCTGCACGCGATGTCGCCGGAGTTCGCGATGGCGACCACGGGCAACGCGTCGCAGGTCATCGCCCCCGGGTACCGGCCGGACCTGTACGTCACCCAGCTGCTCAAGGGCCGCCCGCTCACCTCGGGCGTGTCACGGGGGACGATCTCGGACGCGACGCCGTTCAACATCCCGGCGTTCGTGTCGGCCACGGGGCTGACGTCGGCGCACGTCGAGGGCGTCAACCCCACCGCGGGGACGCTGGTGCTCGGCACCGTGACGGTCGCCCCCGGCGCGATCTCCGGCGTGTTCGAGCTCAGCCGCGAGATCGTCGACTCGGCCAACCCCGCCGTCGACGCCATCGCGATGAACGCGATGCACGAGTCGTACGCGCAGCAGACCGAGGCGCTCGTGTACGCGGAGCTGAACGGTTCGACCGGCGTCGGCGGCACGATCACCAACGGTCTCGTGCCGTCGGGCGCGCAGGCGGCGGTCACGGACAACGACGGCAACCCGACGCCCTCCGGGCAGTCGCTGCTCACCGGCATCCGCAACGCGCTCGCGCTGTACCCGTTCCGACGGTTCGGCGCCCCGGACCGCGGCTACCTCTCACAGGAGGGCACCACGGCCATCGCCGGCGCCGTCGACACCACTGGGCGCCCGCTGGTGCCTTCGGTGGGCCCGGCGAACGCGGTCGGCACCGGCAACGCCGGCGGCGCCTGGCAGATCGACAGTCTGTCGTTCCAGCCCGCATGGAGCATGACCGGCAACGGCTCCGGTGACGCGGACGCCCTGTTCTTCAACTCGAACGACGTCTGGGCGTGGGAGTCCCCGCTGCTGATGTTCCGGTTCGAGGAGAGGGGCGGGCCGGCGAGGATCGATCTGGCCCTGTTCGGCTACTTCGCCACCCGGGTGCTCCGCCCGGTCGGTCTGTCCGCCATCCGCCACATCGCGGTCTGATGGCCGCGAAGAAGCCCCCCGCGAAGGACGAGGCGGCGACCCCCCCCGCCGCCCCGTCCGAGGGCCCGGCCACCCCGCCCGAGCAGCCCGCCACGCCGCCCGAGCAGCCCGCCACGCCGCCGGAGCAGCCGGCGACGCCGCCGTCGGACGGCGAGAAGCCGCCCGCCGAGCGGGTCGAGATGTCGAAGGACGTGACCGGCGACGCGCCGCCCCCTGGCGCGGTCCGGTTCGCGCCGGTCGAGCGGTACGTGCTCGAGGAGAAGGTCCCGGTCCGGGCGGGCGGCTACGTCTGCACCGACCACGGCTGGGTGCTCGACCCCGAGGCCGAGCAGCCGACCGGGCCGGGGGTCGTCGACCCGGTGCAGGTCGAGCAGGCCGAGAAGACCGTCCGGGCCGAGAAGGCTAACCAGACCAAGCTCGCTGAGCCGAAGCAGAAGAAGGGCTGATCCATGGCAGCCATCGCCATCCAGGACGTCCCGGCCACCGGGCTGGCGTCCGTCACCTTCGCCGCCGCCAACGGCGGCGGGGACACCGTCGCCTACGGCAGCAAGGCCCTGGCCGGGTACGAGCAGTACAGCGTCGTCCTGCTCGCCCGCTGCACCGACGCGGCGACCAAGGACGTGACCGTCGGCGGGGTCACCGTCACGGTGCCGGCCACGACCGGTTTCGCGGTCATCCCGGTGCCGAACGAGGGCCTGAACGACCCCTCGGTCGCGGTCACCTACTCCGCGGTCACCAACCTGACCGTCGCCGCCGTCCGGATCCTCCCCTGAGGCCGCCGACATGCCCATGACCTCCACGCTCGCGCTGCGGGCAACCTCCACGCGTACGGGTACGTCACCGATCGCGACCGCGACCTCCCCGCTGGACTACCTGGCGCGGGTGGTGCTCACGTCCGGTACCGGCGCGGGCGCGGCGGACGAGCACTACTACACGCAGCTCACGATCGCGGCGTCCGGCAGCCAGGATCTCGACCTGGCCGGTTCGCTGACCGGCCCCCTGGGTGGGACGCTGACGTTCGCCCGGATCAAGGGCCTGATCGTGGTGGCCGCCGCGGGGAACACGAACAACGTCAACGTGTCCCGGCCGGCGTCGAACGGGGTGCCGCTGTTCGCGGCGGCGGGTGACCTGATCCCGGTGCAGCCGGGCGGGTTCTTCGCGTGGGGCACCCCGTCGGCGGCCGGGATCGCCGTCACCGCGGGCACCGGCGATCTGATCACGTTCGCGAACAGCGGCGCCGGCACCTCGGTGACCTGCGACGTGATCGTCATCGGGGCGTCGGCCTGATGGGGTGGGCGCCGGTGTACGTCTCGACGGAGGAACTCGCTGCGCACGTGCGCAGCGGGGGCGCCGCCGACGACGTGTCGCTGGCGCTCGCCGCGGAGACGGCGTCCCGCACGATCGACGCCCGGTGCGCCCGCCAGTTCGGCCGCACCACTGGGCCGGAACAGCGGTTCTACACGGCCCGCTGGTCCCGCTCGCGGGGCGCGTGGTGCGCACCGATCGACGACCTCATGTCGCAGGCCGACCTCGAGGTGGCGGTCGACTCGGCCGGTGACGGCACGTACTCGTCGCCGGTGACCGCGTACCAGTTGCGGCCGGTGAACGCGTTCGGTGAGGGCCGGCCGTGGACGGAACTGTGGGTGCGCGCGTCGTCGCCGGTGCAGCCGACCGGGGCGCGGGACGCTGTGAGGGTCACCGCCCGGTGGGGGTGGCTCGGGATACCGGACGCGATCCGGAAGGCGTGTCTTCTGCAGGCGTCCCGGCTGCTGTCGCGGCGGGACGCGCCGTTCGGGATTTCCGGGTCGCCGGAGACGGGCGGGGAGCTGCGGCTACTCGCCCGTCTCGACCCGGACGTCGTCGTCGCGGTCGAGCCGTACCGGCGCCGCGTGTGGGCGGCCTGACATGGGCTTGAACATCCGGGCCGTCATGAACGAGCTGGGCGCGATCCTCGGCTCGATCGACGGGCTGCGCGCGTTCGCCTACCCGGCGCCGAATGTGACGCCGCCGGCGGCGTTCGTGGGCTGGCCCGACGAGATCGACTACGACCTGGCGATGGCGCGGGGGGCGTGGGGGGCGAAGTTCCCGGTGCTGGTCGCGGTCGGGAAGGCCGACGTCGAGTCGGCGCGGGACGCGATGTCGGCCTACCTCGCCGGGGACGGGCCGTTGTCGGTGCGGGCCGCGTTGGACGCGGCCGAGCCGGTGTCGTTCGACGCTGCGCGGGTGACCGGGGCGCAGGTGCGGCCAGTCACGATCGCTGGAATCGAGTACCTCGCGGCCATTCTGGACGTCGAGATCATAGGACAAGGAGAATAGCTGTGGCGTTCGTGGCCGCGAAGGACGCGTTTCTGTCCGTGAATGGCGTGAATATTTCCGCGTTCTGCAACTCGATCGAGTCGAACCGGAAGGTGGACTCGATCGACACCACCACGTTCGGCCAGTCGGGACACGTGTACCAGGGCGGTCTCACGGACGGGTCGATCAGCATCGGCGGGCTGTACGACAACACCGTCGGCGGCCCGAAGGCGGTCATGGAGCCCCTGATGCAGGGCGGGCAGCTGGTGCCGTGCATCTACCGGCCGGAGGGCACCGGCAGCGGGAAGCCGCAGCAGACGTGCAACGTGCTCGTCTCGACCTACGTGGAGTCGTCCGCGCTCAACGACATGATCAAGTGGACGTCGGAGCTGCAGATCTCCGGCGCGGTGACGAACGTGGCGCAGCCGTGATCGACAAGGCGGCGCTGCTGGCCCGGCGGATCAGCAAGGGCGAGCACGAGATCGAGGGCGTCGGGACGGTCTCCATCCGCGGCCTGTCACGGCAGGAGGTGCTCGATCTGCAGAAGCTCGACGGTGTCGCCGCGGTGGACCGGCGGATGGTGTCGCTGGCGATGGTCGACCCGGCGCTGACGGAGGCCGACGTCGCCGAGTGGCAGTCCAACTCCTGCCCGCTGGAGATCGAGCGGCTGACCGAGGCGATCCGCGATCTGTCGGGGCTGGGTGCGGGCGCGTCGAAAAGCGGCGTACCTGGCGCTGGAAAGTGACGCTGAATATGAGTTCGAGTTCTTCCTAGCTCGTGAACTGAATATGAGTGTCGCTCGGCTGCGGCGGGAGATGCCGAACGACGAGTTCCTGACGTGGTCGGTGTATTTCGGGCGGCTGGCGCAGGAGCGCGAGTTGGCCGAGAAGTCGCAGGCGGCGAGGAGGTGATGACGTGGCAGTGATCAAGGTGCGGATCGAGGGCGCCGACGACGTCATCCGCGCGCTGCGGCAGCTCCCCGACGATGCGCAGGACGCGATGAAGCACGAGGCGCGCGACATTGCCACGTCGCTCGCGGACTTCATCAAGATCGGCGGCCAGAAGCATTCTCGGCAGGGTGCGCGCGCGGCCCGTACCGTCCGCGAGGGCAACCAGGGCTTCTGGCCGGTCATCACGGCATCGAGCACGGGCCGGGCGAAAGGACTGCTGTTCGGCAGCGTCTTCGGAATGAAGCGACGTTCGGGCTGGTACGCGTCCGGTCGTTATCGCGACGCGGGCGAACAATTCGGCCCCTACGTCGGGTTCCCCGGCTACTGGTTCTTCTCCGACGCCGAAGAGCGGATGCCGTGGGTCGACTCGGAGTGGCACAAGGCCGCCGATGAGGTCGTCCGCAGGTGGGGCGCCTGATGGCCGCCACCGAGTCCAAGATCAAGCTGATCTTCGATGGGGTCGAGCGGGGTGTCGTCGCCGCGGCGGCGAAGTCGAAGGCCGCGATCAAGGGCGTCAACGACGAGAACAACAAGCTGGCCGCGGTCGGGAACAAGGCCGGGAACGCCCTGGTCTCGGTCGGTGCGGGGTTGGCGAAGATCGGTGCTGCGGGCAGTGCGGTGCAGACCGTGGGCGCTGCCGCGGGGGCGGTTGCCCAGCTGGCTCCGGCGGCTCTGCTGCTGCCGGGCGCGTTGCTCGCGGGCGCGGCCGCGATGACCACCTTCAAGATCGCCACCTCGGGGTTCGGGGAGGCGGTCGGCGCCGGCCTGTCCGGTGATCTTGAGGCGTTTGCTGAGGCGACGAAGAAAATGCACCCGGAGATGGCGAAGGCCGCCGGGGAGGTCGTCAAGTTCAAGCCTCGGATCGACGATCTGAAGAAGAGCGTTCAGGGTCGGTTCTGGGATCAGTTCTCGGTCGGGATCAAGGAGACCGGGACGAACCTGCTCGACATGGCGGACAAGTCCTTGCCCGCCCTGTCGCAAGAGCTGGGGAACATTTCGAAGCGCGCGGTCAACATGCTTGGCGAGCCGGCCGCCGTGAACGATGTCCGCGAGGTCTTGGACAACACCACCGCGACGCTGCGGAACATGCGCCCGGCGTTGGCGAACACCCTGTCCGGGTTCCTCGGGATCGCTGGGATCGGCGCGACGAAGCTGCCCCGGCTCGGGACGGCGATCGACGGCGTCACGGCGAAGTTCAAGAAGTGGGTCGACAGCGGGGTCGAGTCGGGCCGGATCGATGAGCTGATCGAGAACGCGCTGACCGGGTTCAAGGACCTGGGTGGGGTTGTCCGCAACGTCGGCTCGATCGTCGGGTCGGTGTTCCGCGGACTGGGGACGGAGATGTCCTCGCCGCTCGCGAGCCTGCGGGAGCTGACCGGGCAGGTCGCAGCCTTCCTGGAGACCGCGGAGGCCCAGGAAGGGCTCAAGTCGCTGGGCGAGACGCTGCGGGTAATCGGTGAGCAGGTCGGCCGGGTGGTGATGACCGCGCTGCGTGAGCTGACGCCGGTCGTCAAGGAGTTGGCCCCGGTGGCGAGGGAGGTCGCGGTCGCGATCGGCGACTTCCTGGTCGACGCGATCGAGACCGTCGGCCCGCTGCTGCGCGACCTGGCCGGGTTCTTGTCGGACAACAAGGAGGCCGTCGGCGACCTGGCCCCGCTGGCTGCCGGGGCTGTGCTGGCCATCAAGGGCTTCCAGGTCGCGTCGAAGGTGGCGGGCTGGGTGTCCGGTGCTTCGGCCGCTCTCGAGACGCTGGGGCTGAAGGCGAAGGCCGCCGGGGGCGAGGTCGACGGCCTGGGCAAGAAGATGGACGGCGCCGGCCGTAAGGGCGGCATCTCCTGGGGCAAGGGGTTCGTCGGCGGGCTGGGCCTGGTCGGTGTCGGGGTCGGCGGCACGCTGCTCGCTGACGCGTTGATCCCGAAGGATGTGAGCTCGTACGGGTCGCAGGCGGCGCGGGACATGCTCGGTGAGATGGCCGCGGTGTTCTCCGGCGAGGGGCAGCGGACGTTCCAGGCGCTGGACGTCGCGAAGTGGATCTCTAATCCGATCGCGATGGGCGTGGAGGTGGGCTCGCGGGAGCTACAGAAGCTGTTCGGGACGGCCAACACCGCGATCCCGCCGATGAAGTTCGACGTGGACACCGGCCCAGGGCAGGACCAGATCGCCGGGTTCATGAACTCGATCAAGGGGCAGGTCGGGACGGTCGACATCAACGGTCGAACCACGAACGCAGCGCAGGCTCTCGCCGACATCATCCAGCAGATCGGGCAGGGTGCCGAGACGGTCACGATCAACGGCCAGTCGATGCCCGCGCAGGAAGCGCTCAACACCGTGATCGGCCTGATCAACAACGGCGCGGGCATGGTCGACATCAACGGCAACAAGGTGCCGGCCGGGCAGGCCCTCGCGTCGTTCATCTCCCAGGCGCAGGGGTCGCGCCCGGTCGTCCCGGTGGGGGCGAACACCTCGTCCATGTCGTCGTCGATCTCGTCGGCGATCACCCGGTGGAACGGCTACACGATCCGACTGAACGGGGTGGTGTCCTCCCGGATCGGCGGGATGGCGTCGGGTGGCCCGGTGGTCGGGCCGGGCACCGGCACGTCGGACACGGCGGGGATCTTCGCGCTGTCGCACGGCGAGTACGTGGCCACGGCGCGGCAGGTGGACAACGCGGGCGGCCCGGCGGCGTTCGGCCGGCTCATGGCCGAGCTCGACCGGGGCCCGGTGCGCGGCCTAGTGGATGGTGGCGCGGTGCCGGCGATGCGCGCGGCGATGCGCGCCCCCGCGGCCGCGGGCGGCTCCGGGACGGTGCGGGTTGAGCTGCACGTCACCGGCGGCGCGGACTCGGGTGCGGCGTCGTGGATTGCAGGCATGGTCCGCAGGGGCCAACTACAGATCAAGGTGGCCTGACGTGGCGCTTCTTCCTGCGAACCCTGGTGAGGCCCTGTGGATCGGGGGCAATCCCGGGCAGAACCACTACAACGTGGGCATCGGTCAGGGCACGACCGGCGGGGACAACCACACTGACTTCTCGCAGTCGGCGATCGAGGACGGCTACTCCGACCCGGACAAGTTCTTCATCAACTCCGCCGGGAACGCGGTGTTCCGGATCAACGCCGGCGCCGGGAAGACGTCGGCGAACACGGCGCACCCGCGCAGCGAGTTGCGCGAGCTGCTCCTGAACGGCACCAGCAAGGCGGCGTGGGACGGCCGCACCGGCACGCACATGATGAAGGGCCGGTCCCGGATCATCGAGGTGACCGGGAACAAGCCGTGGATCTGCTTCTTCCAGGCCCACGGCAGCGAGGGCTCCCCGAACACGTCGGACCTGTTCCGGGTGCAGACCGAGGGTGACACCGGCGCGAGCACGAACCTGTCGATCGTGTGCCGGCGGACCCCGCCGTCCGGTGGTAGCGAGATCCGCACCGTCCTGAAGACCGGCTACAACGTCGGCACGTGGATCGACTGGGAATGCGCGATCACCAACGGCACCCTGACGATCAAGCTCGACGGGGTCACGGTGCTCACCGCCAGCGGCATGGGGCAGATCCTGTGCTACTGGAAGATGGGCTGCTACCTGCAGGACAACCCGGACAAAGGCGCCAGCCCGACGGCGTGGGCCGGGGTGGAGGTTGAGCGCGGCAGCTTCGTCACCTGGCACACCGGCACCCCCAACCCGACCACCCCCGTGTTCACCGGCGGCACCGACCCGGGTGGTGGCCCCGGCGGCGGGGCGGGGAACGACACCCAGGCCCCGACGGTGCCGGGCAACCTGCTCGGGGTGCGCGGCAACAACCAGGCCGCGCTGTCCTGGGGTGCGTCGACGGACAACGTCGGGGTCGACCACTACAACGTGTACCGCTACTCGGCGTCCGGGTCGTCGGGGGGCGACGGGTCGCTGTCGGTGCTGGGCCGTGACGAGGGTGGCGCGGCGACGACGCTGTCGTCGGCGGACAAGATGGTCGCGTCGCAGTTCGTCGCCCCGGCCGGGGGGAAGCTCACCGCGGGGCATTTCCGGGCGTGGCTGTCGGCGTCGGGGTTGACGCTGGCGAAGATGGTCGTCTATGCCGACTCGTCGGGGGCGCCGGGTGCGAGGCTGGCCACCTCCGACGAGCTGACGATCTCCTCCACCACGGAGGGCGTCCGGGACTTCACCTTCTCCGGCGCCAACCAGGTCGCGGTCACCGCCGGGGCCACGTACTGGATCGCGGTCACCTGGGACGACCCGGGCACGCCGTCGCTCACCTTCTCCCGGGCCGAGGAGTCGGGGAAGCGGGTCGAGCGCGGCGACATCACCTACGGCACCCCGCCGTCCCCGTTCGGCGCCCCGACGGGGACGTTCGCTGGACCGATCGACGCGTGGTGCGACGTGGTGTCCGGGACCGGTGCGGGCACCGGCGGTGGCGGCACCACCTCGAGCTTCGGGAAGCAGACCGACGGGGCGTCGAGCTCGGCGTCCTCGGCGGACAAGACGGCGGTGTCGTCGGCGACCGCGGGGGCGTCGGGGACGCTGGTCGCCGGGCACGCCCGGGTGTGGCTGTCCGGGCCCGGGTCGGCGGTCACGAAGTGCGTGGTCTACGCCAACTCCGGTGGTGCGCCCGGCGCGCGGCTGGCCACCTCCGACCCGAAGACGATCACGAACACCACCGAGCAGCTGGTCGACTACACGTTCTCCGGTGCCGACCAGATCGCCATCGCCAGCGGCACCACGTACTGGGTGGGGTTGGCGTGGCAGGACCCGGGCTCGGTGTCGGTGACCCTGTCGCGGGACTCGACCGCGTCGGCCCGGCAGGAGGCGTCGGCGTACGCCCCGACACCGTTCGGGACGCCGACCGCGCTGACCGGGCCGATCGACGTCTACCTCGACACCACCTCCGGCACCGGTGGGGGCACGTCGGGTGGATTCGTCCTGCTCACCACCCGCACGGTCACGAGCTACACCGACACCGGGCTGACCAACGGCCAGGAGTACGTCTACGCCGTCAGCGCGGAGGACGCGGCCGGGAACGAATCGGCGCTGTCGGCGCCGGTCACGGTGGTCCCGGGGCCGCCGGACACGACCCCGCCGACGGTGCCGCAGAACTTGACCGCGGTGCCGGGGG